CGGTAGATCCGCTGGATTTTGCGAGCGCAGAGGGCTCGCCAGACGGCTTGGTGAGCCTGATCATCGACCACCGTGAAGCCTGGCTTTTCGGCACCAACTCGGTTGAGGTCTGGTACGACAGCGGCGCGGCCGACTTCCCTCTGACGCGCATCCAAGGCGCGTTCAACGAGATCGGTTGCGCTGCGGCGTTCTCCGTGGCCAGACTGGACAACGGGCTGTTCTGGCTGGGCTCGGACGCACGCGGGCGCGGCATCGTCTACCGCGCAAACGGCTACACGGGCCAGCGCATCAGCACGCACGCGGTGGAGTGGCAGATTCAGCAGTACGGCAACTTGGCTGACGCGGTGGGGTACACCTACCAGCAAGACGGCCACGCCTTCTATGTGCTGAACTTCCCCACGGCCAACACCACTTGGGTCTATGACGTGTCCACCAGCGCCTGGCATGAGCGTGCCGGCTGGGACACGTCGAACGGCGTGTTCACACGCCACCGCGGCAACTGCCAGATGTCGTTTGCCAACGAGATCGTTGTGGGCGACTACGAAAACGGCAACATCTACGCGCTGGACTTGGATGTGTACGCCGACAACGGCACGGCGCAAAAATGGCTGCGGTCGTGGCGGGCGCTGCCCACGGGCAAGAACGATCTGAAACGCACAGCGCACCACACGCTTCAGCTTGACTGCGAAACGGGCGTGGGGCTTAATGTCTACGATCCCCCGGAGATTGTTGAGACGGTTCTCGGGTTCTTGCTGGCCGAGGACGGGGCTGTCATCACCACTGAAGACGGCGTGCCGTTGACAGTCACTTCGTCGGCGGTGCTGACGACATCTCCCAAGGTTATGTTGCGTTGGAGTGATGATGGCGGGCACACTTGGTCAAACGAGCACTGGACGTCTATAGGGCGCATCGGCGAGTACGGCCACCGCGCGTTCTGGCGCCGGCTAGGCATGACGCTGAAGCTGCGCGACCGCGTGTACGAGATCAGTGGCACAGACCCCGTAAAGATTGCCATCATGGGTGCTGAGTTGAACATCAGCGGCACCAACGCATGACCAGCCCGCCGAACATCACCAATATCACGCCGCCGCGTGTGCCGTTTACTGATGAGCGCACGGGCCTGATCTCGCGTGAGTGGTATCGGTTCCTGCTGAACCTGTTCACTTTGACGGGCAGCGGGGCCAGCGCGGCTACGCTGGAAGATTTGCAGTTAGTTCCGTCGCCGGTTGACTACTCGGATGTCATTGACACAACGATCAACGGCCTAGAGGTAGCACCAGCACCGGTCGACTACACCGCAGAGATAAACGCGGTCAAGCTTGACGCTGAGATCGGCACGACACCACCGGTCATCTTTGGCACATTGGCGTACCAGAACTCGGAAAACGCATTCGTCACCCGGCTGAACACCGTAAGCGCAACGACGGGGGTGCGCAACGGCACGCTGGCCGAAGACAGCGGGTTTGTCACGCTTCTGGGGACGAACGGTGCAATCACAGGTATTGGCACCACGGCAGTAACGGTCACGCAGGCCACCGGCTTCCGCCCGTTTGCCAGCAACACTTACAACTTGGGCACTAGCGGCCAACGCTGGGCGTCCACGTACTCCACCGAATTTCTTGCTGGTCCAGCGCAAGAAGCTCGCTACAAAGAAGACAGTGGATTCGCTCTTGTTGCTGGCGACAATGGCGTCGTCACAGCTATCGGCACGACCGAAATTACGGTCACGCAGGCTACGGGCTTTCGTCCGTTCCTTGACAACACCTACGATCTGGGCACTAGTGGCCAACGCTGGGGCACTGTCTACGCAGCCGTAGGTACGATCAATACGTCTGACGCCACCGAAAAGCAGCAGATTCAAGAACTGACCGACGCAGAGCGGCGTGTAGCGCAGCGCGTCAAATCGTTGGTGCGTACTTTCAAGTGGAACTCCGCCGTCGACCTAAAAGGCGATGCGGCGCGCACGCACGTCGGCGTCATGGCGCAGGATGTGCAGGCCGCATTTGCCGCAGAAGGTCTTGACGCAAACAAGTACGGATTGTTCTGTAGCGATGACATTGAGTTGGCCGATGGCACTGTGACTTCTCGGTTGGGTCTGCGCTATGATCAATTGCTGACGTTTGCCCTCGCGGCTTTGTAAGGACTTTTATGGCCATCCTCTCGCCCGCACCCAAACTTCAGTTCTTTGACGCCAACGGCGTGCCTTTGTCTGGCGGGAAGCTGTACTCCTATGCAGCCGGCACGACCACGCCGCTGCTGACGTACACCTCGGCCAGCGGCCTGGTGGCCAACACCAATCCCGTCATTCTTGACAGCCGAGGCGAGGCGTCTGTGTGGCTGGGTAATGCTTCGTACAAGCTCAAGCTGACCTCAGCCACTGACGTTGAGATCTGGACGGTGGACAACATCGACGTCATTTCGGCGCTGACCACACTGTCCGCGTCCAATGGCTCCAGTCTTGTAGGGTACGTTCAGACCGGCACGGGCGCGGTGGCCACCACGGTCCAAGCGCGTTTGCGCCAGTCGCTGTCGGTCAAGGACTTTGGCGCCACGGGCGACGGGTCTACCGACGACACCACGGCGATCCAGAACGCGCTGAACGCCGGCACCGGACGCAGCGTCTACTTCCCTGCTGGCACCTACCGCATCTCCACCACGCTGCTCGTCAAGACCAAGACGACGCTGATCGGCGATGGGATGAACAAGTCGATCATCAAGCTGACCTCCGGGTTCGGAGCAGGCACGACCGCGATCCGCAACGACATCATCACGGGTACTGTTGACGTCTACTACGACACCGACTTGGAGTTCTACGGGCTGACGTTTGACGGCAATAACAACGCCAGCCGAACGGCAGAGCTTGTGGCTATCGCCAAGGTGCAAAACGTCACGTTCTCCAACTGCAGTTTCCAGAACCACACTTTCATCGCGTTGGCTATGACCGCCAACCGCAACATGGTGGTGACGGAGTGCTACTTCACCAACAACGGGCGCCCCATTCCATCTACAGTCAGCGCCCCGGCGCTTTGGATTGCGACGTCTGTGTTGGGCACGCCCTACGACGCGCGTGTGGAGAACAACTTTTTCTACGACAACAACTGGTCTGCGGCGTACTTCATGCCGACCAGAGGATCGTTCACCAACAACAACTGCGTCGGTAACGGCGAGTCCACGCTTTTTTGCAACGACACTGGCGCGTACCTTCGCATTGAAAACAATACGATTACCGGCGCTACCCGGTCAAACATCTCTGCGTCAGGCATTGAGTGCGGCTCGCCGTACACTGTCATTGTTGGCAATACTATTGATTCATGCGGTGCGGAAGGCATTGCGCTTTCGGACGTTCAAAACGTCACGATTGCCGACAACATGATTTTCAACAACGGGCAAGACACAGCGTACTACCCGTTTTCAAACGGTATCACCATTATCGGCTCGGTCGCTGCGCCTAGCCAGCCCGACCACATCCAGATCCACGGCAACCGCATCGGTGACCGTCAAGGGACGAAGACGCAGTACGCGGCCATTGGTTTTGGCGGTGCCGGCGCAGCGTGCACCAACGTCGCCATCTACAACAACGACTTTGCAGAGCAGAAGACCGCCACTTACTACAACCTGACGGCGGCTCGGTTTGGCGCGGGTTGCTACACGCTGAACAACTATGACCGCAACGGCGCGCTGTTGCCGCCGTTTAAGTACGTTCAGTTTACGTTGAACGCTGGCGCTGGTGCGCAAGCGATTACAGGGGTCGGTTTTCGCCCCCGCGCTTTGCGAATTACTGCGGTGCTTACGTCAACTACGCAGGCGTTTACGTCTGTGGGTACTCACGACGGCACGAGCGGCACTGTGATCTATTCAAGCGTAGACGCTTCTGGCCGGCGCGGCGGCGGTGATACCGGCGTCATCAACATAAAAGACGGCGCGGGCGCTACCGTGGCGAATGCCAACATGAGTTCATACGACATCGACGGCTTCACCATCAACGTCGTCACGGGCAACTCGTCCGTCGTCTGCAACGTAGAGTGTTTCCCATAAGGAGGCGACATGACAGTCACCGTCAAAGTTCTCATCCCGGCCAAGATTGCCGAGGCCGCGCAGACTACGCAGTACACTGCCACGAACGTGACCGCGATCATTGACAAGTTCACCGCGACGAACTACAGCGCCTCGGCTGCGACGATCAGCGTGAACTTGGTGACCGGCGCGGACACGGCGGGCAACCAGAACTTGATCGTCAAGACCAAGACGCTGGCCCCGGCTGAGACGTACACGTT